GTTATGCATACTTTAGAGAAATTATTCAGCACCCTAAACCAAAAGACATTAAATATTTTACAAATCAAACAAATATATATGGATCAACTGAGTTTACGTCTTCTCGTATTCTTTGGCATAAAGCTAAGAACGAGAGACGTAAACTGCAATTGTATGCCAAAGCAATATTAGGTCAAATCGATTTCCGAGGAGAACGTACTCGATTCACTGAGTGGACTAAGTCTCCTCTTTAGCCTGGCCCATAACGAATCTTCGTCGTGGATCTCCCCAGACATCTGAAGCTAGAACTCTGATAAACCTCTTGTTGGTTTCATTCTTGTTTGGATTAGGAATAGTAAGCCAAACCTTTTTCATCTTAAGCCAAGCGTCTTGTTTATTACGAATTACTTGCAATGTGTTTTGTTTATAATCACGTCTTTTGGCTTTCAAGATACTTTTATTTACATTTGGACGTTCGCCCTTTGATGTATAATGTTTACCTGAAGCCTTCTTACCTCTTGCCATAGTGTCTCCTATCCAATTCGAGTTAGAAATCTACCAATGTGGTGTACAAATGGTAGTAATGATAAAGCCATAAACAGATTTGCACCAGAGTGAGCTATTGCAATACGTAACGTATCACCCTTAGGCATTCCATCTGATACAAGAACACCAGCTATCCATATTGTACCTGTCGTACCTATGTTAGCTCCTAGTACAGCAGCGATTGCTGCTGGTAGTGGTACAGCTCCTGATGCTACAAGAGCAATAATAGCAGTCGTGCTTAATGATGACGATTGCCATAGAAGCGTCATCACAATACCACCTAAAAACATCCACAAAGGATTATGGATGAAGAAATTTAAATGGTCCAGGTTACCCATAGACTTCACACCACCTGAGAACATCTTTAGTCCAATATAAAATATTACCAATCCCACAAGCGCTGTGATTACTGGGTTACCCAATTCCATTTTTTTCACTTTCTTTATTAATTTCTTTGTCTGTTCCATGCTTATATTTATTTGTTATTTTCTAATTTTAATAAAACTTTAATATTAATTATCTATTGAAGCGGATTCCATTTGAGCTCTAAAAAAATTACATATGTAAAAGCTGTCCACAATATCACTAATAGGATTCTCCCCAGTATATCCAATAACATCTCGTAAATCAACCCCCGTTTGTGTAATAAAGCTAGATAACATCAGTTCTTTGTTGGCGTTTCCTTTACCAGTAGCATACTTCTTCACTTCTGTCGGGGTAACAGTAATAAACTCTATATCTCTAACTTGCATCTTGAATTTCAATATACCTGTGTTCTCTCCTATATTAAACACACGACCTGTTGCTGCATATGCATAATCTTCCAAGCATACGTTCTCAACATCATAGTTGTCTAAGACATCCAATGCCCAGCTAGATATAAACTTATACTTCCCAATTGGATTTAAAAAATAGTCATTCTTAGGTAGATATGACCCGAAGAACAGAAAGGGCTTGCTCCAATACTCCTCTTGGGTAAGTCCAGCTTTATTTGTCAAGAAATGAATATCCCAGTTATCACCTACTTTAATGCATATACTTGGACTGGTTGTACTGTAATCTATTCCAGCTAGATTAGTCTTCCCATTCTTCATTTTCGTCATCCACATCATCCCATTCTATAAGTTCATCACCACAATAAGGACAAAACTCAACGGAATCATTATCATTTTCATCAGCATTCTTAACACTAAATTCAGCGCCGCATGATTCACAAGTTAAGGTATCTTCCATATGTTTACTCCTGCACTTTTTAAAAAGTTAATTCCTTCATCATTCCTATATTCATGTTTATATATGAATTCCTTTATTCCAGATTGGTATGCGAGTTTTGCACATTGCATACACGGAGAGTAATTACAGTATAATGAAGCACCGTCTCCACTTTCATTTGACTTAGCAAGTTTTGCTATAGCATTTGATTCGGCATGCAAGACTTCTGGTCTTGTTTCAGAGTTATCATCTTCACATTGATTGTCAAAGCCAGATGGCATTCCATTCCATCCCATGCTAATGATTCTATCATCCTTTACAATCACACAACCAACTTGTAGTCGCTTAGCATATGACATTTCGGAGACGACCTCAGCAATCTCCATGTACATTGATTTGTATTTGTGGTCCTTAGCTGCTTTGTCGGCCAGTCTTGAAATCCAATTCTTACTATTCATATTATTTCCTAGTTAGCCCATACGTCATCCCAAGAACCAGTCAAAGCACCCTTTGCATAATCAGTTGCACGATTTTCGAAGAAATTGGTATGGGTAGGAGCATTAATCATCTCCTCAACCCATGGCAATGGATTCTTCTTTACCTTGAAGATACCCTTCATTCCCATACTGATTAGTCTTCGGTCTGCAATGTATCTGATGTACTCTTTAACTTCGGTGTCTCTGAGTCCTTCGACTTTACCCATTTGGAAGGCGAGGTCGACAAACTTATCTTCGAGTTCGACCATTTTAGTGGCAATTGTGTAAATTGTGCCTTTAGTTTCATCGGTCCAGATTTCACGGTTTTCCTCCACATATTCTCTGAATAATTTTATCATACCTTCAGCATGCATTGTTTCATCAACGATTGACCATGTGACGATCTGACCCATTCCTCTCATCTTACCATGCCTGGGGAAATTTAATAGCATAATAAATGAGCTGAATAGAGCCAGTCCTTCTGTAAAGGCGCTTATAGCAGCGATTCTGACGGGTATAGACGTATTGTCACCGACGTTCTCGAGAAAGTACTCGTGCTTCTCTCTCATAGCATCATACTCAAGAAACTCATTATATACTGTTTCTGGCATTCCTAGAGACTCAATCAAATGAGAGTATGCAGCAACATGTAGAGCTTCTCTGGCAGCAAATCCAGTGAGCATCATTCTGATTTCTGGTTGTGGAAACATTGGAAGATAGTTCTTAACATATCCACCTGCAACATCAATGTCTGATTGAGTGAAGAAACGAAAGATGTTTGTCAAGAAGTACTTCTCTTCTGTTGATAAACGGTTCTTCCAATCCTTAACGTCTTCTAGCATTGGTACTTCTGTGTGTAGCCAATGAGACTGTTCATGCTTCAACCACATATCGTATGCCCATGGATAATGGAATGGTTTGAAGTAATCTCGTTCGTCTTGTAGTTTTAGCTTAGCCATCTATCAACCCTCGCATGCCAAGCACACTTCTTCAGAAGAAGCTAATTGGCTTATATCAATCTCGTTAATAATATCTCTTTCTATTCTTCTGCTGACTTTGTCTGCCTTACCAATCTTTTCTGAACGACAATAGTACATTGTCTTTAATCCAGACTTCCATGCAAGGAAGTGAACGGCATGAAGGTATTTGATGTTGGCATCTGGTCTAAAGAACACATTAAGAGATTGTGCTTGATCAATATACTGTTGGCGGTCTGCTGCATGCTCAATCACCCAACGTTGATCAATCTCCATCGATGTCTTGAAGATATCTTTCTCATACTCTGAAAGACATTTGAGGTGTTGTACTGATCCATCGTTAGCAATAATCGATGACCAGATCTTATCATAATCCAACGAGTTATCCTCTTCACACTTGATCTTTAACAGCTTATCAAGATATTTATTCTTGTTCAAAGATGATCCAGAAATTGTATCTTGTCTATATGCATTTGCTCTCCAAGGTTCTATAGAAGGAGAGGTGTTGCCCATAATAATAGAACTGCTAGCATTAGGAGCAATAGCTTGCATGTGTGAAAAACGACGTCCTGTTCCCTCCGCATCGGGTGCCTCTCCTCTTAGTTTACCAAGAGCCAAATTAGCTTTATCCAACCCTTCTCTAATGTGTTTAAAAATCTTTAGGTTTTGTCCTTTGGCCAAAGCACTTTCCCATGGAATATTCTTCTTTTGCAAATATGCATGAAAACCTAGAGCACCTACCCCAACAGATCTTTCTCTCATTGCACTAAACTTTGCACGTGCTATTGCATCAGGTGCATTGGCAATGAAGTATGTCAATACATTATCTAACATCTCTGCAACATCATGTAGGAATTGAGGATCTTTCGACCATTCCTCAAAATACTCGAGGTTCAAACTCGACAGACAGCAAACAGCTGTACGGTCTTTATCTGTTGGTAAAATAATCTCCGAACATAGATTTGATTGCCTAATTGATAACCCTCTTGCCTTTAAGAAGTCAGGTAGCTTCTCATTACTTCTATCGATGAAGTGTAGATAAGGCTCACCAGTCTGCATTCTCATTTCAAGAATCCGTTGCCAGATATCTCTGGCTGATACAGTTTCTCGTACTTCATTTGTATGAGGATCTTTGAGATCCCAACTGTCGTCTGCATCACTGTCCATCATAGATTGCTCTATAACTTTCATAAAATCATCTGTAATGTTTAATCCGTGGTGTAGGTTCAAGCATCTGAAGTTCTGGTCACCTGTAGGTTTCCTCATTTCCAAGAATAGCAATAAATCAGGATGACTAATATCAAGATAGGCAGCATAAGAACCACGCCTTGTCTTACCTTGTCTGTAAGCCAAGCTAGAAGCGTCATACATTTTGAGATGAGGCATAACACCAGTAGACTTATCATCAGCAGACCTAATACCAAAACCAACGCCAACACCGCCTCCTAACATAGATAACCAGTTTGTCTCAGACAGATTCTCAACGAGACCTTCTGCAGTATCATTTATATAATTCAAATAACAAGAGATTGGTAGACCACGTTCAGTACGACCAAATGCAAGAATAGGAGTTGAGTATGAAAGCCAATGCTGACTGCTGTAATCATACAGCCGTTGTGCATGTTCCGGATTTGATCCAAATGCCCTAGAAACAAATGCAAATCGTTCTTGTGGTGATACCTCACTTTCCTTCATATACGATTCTTTTAGTCTTTTAACACCAGTGATGTCAAAGAGATTGTCTCTATTAGGATCGATCTCAATTCCGTGTGCTTCCATTCTGCTCCTCCAGGATATCTTTAATTAGTGGAAAGACTTTAGCAATCTCAAATGCTGCCATCTGAGCTACTTGTCTGTGTTCTTTTTGTGTGCTTGGATCAGTTCGTAGTTCTATATAGTGCACCCAACTACGTAGAGTTCCATTCATATACATTTTACTCATTGTAAGACCTTCAGGCAACAAGGCTCTTGCTTGTTCCTTAGCAATACCATTCATCCGAGCCCATGTATAATAACTATTGCATACGTCTATAACTCTTTCTTGAGCTTGTATCCAACCTGCAACCAGGTCGTTGTTCTCTTTGTTCTTTGTATCAAGATCGATACTATTCTGTCTGTTCTTTTCATCCTGGAGTCTGCACTCTCTAGTAACAAACTCTAAATCTTGTGTTGGGTCAGCATACCTCTGACTAAATTCTTGAAAGCTAAACGATCTGTGTCTAAGGATCTGTCTTGCTATGTCTCTCGTTGTTTGTATCTCTAACGTTGCACTTACCATCTCAAGTGGACTCCAATGTTTGTGCTTGATCAGGTATTTGATTAACTTTCTACTCGTTGATACATTTTGTTGATTACTTGGGTTAGACACTCGTGCACAATAAGCACACAGGTCTTCAAGTGTTTTCAATCCCGTTTCAAATGAAAACGTACTAACTGGTGTTGTATGACTAATCAATCTTACGTTCATTACCACCCAACCTTCTTTCTGAATTTATCAATTTCACCTGCTGACATTTTAAATACACTCCTTAATGATCCATACTTCTTAGCTTGTACACTATCATTTTTTACTAATGATTCATTATTACTATAAGTTACAATTAAGTCACTCCAAGAGTGGTGGGTGAATAATTGTTTCAATAATCTCATTTCCCTGTTATTGAAACACACGTACATTATTTGCTCCATACACTCAGAGCCATCTTACCTGACAATCCACTGAATGTGTTTTGTGAGATAATTAAGCTCAAATCAGCCTTACTTGTTCCTGTCATAACCATATCGTTTATATCTTTTTCCTTAACCTTACTCGGCCAGATTACTATTTTTCTACCAATGTCCAAGCTCTTTTGCATCTTATCAACTATTTGTTTATTCCTTGGCTCGTTATCATATATCATTACAGTCTTCTCAGGTACCATTGGTAATGTAACGTCGCTTCCACACATTGCAATACAATTATCGATAAACATGCTGTCTATCGGGCCTTCTGTTACATAAACTGTTTTAGACATATCAACATCATCCAGGCCAAATAGTTTCGGCCTAGTCTCATCTAACATAATTGTTATATATCTAAGTTGTGAGTTCCTGAGCGCTCGCCCTTGGTAACCAAAAAAGTTGCCTTGCTTATCGAGAAATGGAATAATAAGTCTAGGCTCATCTTTAGTTACCTCTTTGAATTTACCAGGCAGGATTTCGTTAGTCCACCGGTAAAAATTTGGACAATAAAACAGTTTATGGTGGTACACATTTGGTATGTACCGGTCGTTTATGTATTGTTTAACTGGGTGATCCCAGTTTAATTGACTGACTTTTTTCAGCCTTCGAAGAGGACTACCACGTTTCTTGTATCCAGGAAATGAGACAGCCTTAATTGTAGTATTACTTATCTGTTCTTTAGACTCGAGAGTAGAAGAATCTTTCAATTTTTCCAGTTTATATTCATTATGCAATAACTGATCATGATCCTGTAAAAACCTCTCAAAGTTCTTCGATACATTACAGTTATGACAGTAGTACATGTAGCTATTTTTCTTTTCAATTAAATAGCCACGTGCCTTGAACTTATTTGAGGTACTATCACCACAATAAGGACATGAGAAATTATACAAATTCTCTTTTTGCTTAAAGTTTCGAAAGCGATTGGAAAGAAGTAGTATATACTTTCGTTCAATGAATACCATAATATATCCCTGTTAATGTACAGAGTTATTATATACTACGTAAACTCTTTAGACAACAGATAATTTCTATAGGGGAAGCCTGATGCTTTAAGGTACGGTTTGTACTCCTTGTCAAGCAAGTTTTTAGGATTGATAATCTGAAGCAGGTAGTATCTATCAACATCACCGCCGTTGATGAACGTATGTGTGACAAAGTTATTTACAAGGTAAGCCTTACCTGGTTTAGGTGTGAATGAATAAGCCTTATTATCATCTAGTCTAAAGATAAATGAACAATCATCATTACTAATTACTGGAATTTGAAAACCAATACAAACATCAGTATGCCAGGCATAAGATGATCGTGGTTCCATCTTTGCATATGTTCCACCTATTAATTTATACTTATCTTTTATTTCCTGGTAGTATGTGTCTATTCTATGCTCCCAGGCTATGTCTCTAATTCTTGCTCTGCAACCTCTTGTTGCACCTGGGTAAGTTTCTTTTGATCTCTTGTCAGTTGATTCTTTCCATTCTAAAGCTACTTCACTATCAGAATCATCTGCTTCAGTAAAATCAAACCAAGGTAAGTGAGGATCCATTGTATTGAGATCATTAACTAACTTGTCGACGTCTACATCACAAAATTCTTCAAACAACCACTCAGGTTTATGATTACCAAGAGTTCCATAATCTTTTTTAATTAACACACTATCCTCCAAAGAGTTCCACTAACTTACTATTTCCTAGTAATGCACCTAACGTCAAAGCTCCACCAACTAATATCCATCTCCATTTTTCGATTGAATCAACCTTTTTCATCAACTCATCTCTCAAATCACCAATTCTCTTATGCAATTTTTGAATTTGATCATACATTTGATTGTTGTAATCTTCTTGTTGTTCTAATTTGGTTTCATGAACAACTAGCACCTGTTTAATTTCATGACTTACATCTGTTAGTCTTTGTATAGCTTCATCTAATTTTTGATAAAGTCTACTTTCTTCCACTTTCTAACTCCTCTATTCTTTCTTCTAAGTCAATTAGTTTAGCAGTTAGTTGTGGAAACTTTGCTAAAGCCTTTTGCTCGTCTGTTAAAATTTTAAGTCCATAACGACGTGCAGCCCAGCAATATAAATCATCCATTTTATTGTAAAACCAAACACCTAGTTTAGTATCTCTAAACCAGCTGTCTGTAGCACTCCCAATTATACTACCAGCAATTGATGAAATCAACCAGAACAACATGTATTTAAACCTTATGTTTGATATAGTTATTTATTATTTCCGGAAATGCTCTTTCAACAATAGCTTCATATCATTATATGACGTTTCTGCAAACACATATCTTAGTATACATCTTGGTCTTCCATCTGACACAGGCGCATGTAATTTTTGACTGTTAATTAATGCTACTTTGTAATTTATACCACCGATGTCAATTCCATCACGTTGTTTCTCACCATTTTCTATTGCAAATCTTATATCTTGATTTCCGGATACCATAATACCAAGCCAACATTTTGATGATGGATCTTTATGAAATGGTATAGTATTATCAATCATAAATTGCCATCGCCATCCAATTCTATGTTGTTCAGGTAGTTTTGGCAGCTGTTCAAATATTTGATCAATAGGACCTTGAGGACTGTTTATATGTTTTCTAAACAAAACATGAACACGTCCCCATCCATTCATTGGAGGATTTTTTGTGGGGGTACCATCATCTTTAATTGCTGTTTGTCTATTAGCCCATTTTTTTTTATCAGTAACTACTAAACTTTCGTTAAGATCCCATTCATCTAAAAATTGTTGTCTTACTTTATATTGTAATTGTTCAGAATAGTTTATATAAGGTGAACAATCAAACACCCAATCTTCAAGATCCATAATATAATCCTTATATTTTTTCTTTATAATATCTTTGTAATTGCCCATAAGTTAAAACATTAATCATATACATCATGTCATACACTGGTATTTTTTTACCAAATAATCTATGACAATTTTCTAAACTTTCTTCCATAGCTTTTATTGTCCAGAAAGATGTTCCTCTGGCGACACTTATTCCAAATCCTGTGTCTTTCCAGGACATTATCCAGTCATACCCTTTGGTGCAATTTTCTCACAAACGAGCTGAGCTACAATTGGTGAGATTACACTACCAACAAAGATACCAACACCCGCTGGTGTAGCAAGGCTTACACTTAACACTGCTGGATTACACGTTGCAATCACATTCACAATTACATTGTTTAGTGTCTGTTTGTTACAATTACCTTTAACACCTGGAATCAACCAGATGCTCTCTGTAATTAAGTGACCAACCGCAGTTGCCATTGCAGCATTTGTTCCCTTTGAAACAATGTAACCAAGATATGTTGCACTGATTGCTGTGCTTGTAACAGTACCAGGTTCTGCTGGATCTGGCTTTGGAGTAAAGTACATTACACAACCCGTTGTTAATGCTAGATTCAATCCAACATAACAAGCATTTGCATCAATCCATTCCCAGGCTTCTGTGGCTACATGCTCAACAGCTTCTACACCATGACTCACCGCATCGCAAGCTGCCTTTGAACCACTTTTCCATTCGTCAGAAGCAACGTCAAAACCCTGTTTGGCATATTCACTAGCTTGCGCTGCACAGGTATCAGCAGTATACTGTACTGCCTTGCTTGTATCATTCACAAGATCATTGACAAAGTTTGCAGTCTCATTAGCTGCATCGGTTACTGTGTCAGCTACTTGATTAGCTGCATCAGTTACCGTATCTGCTACTTGATTAGCTGCATCAACTGTTCCATCTACAATCTTATTTCCAACATCTTCAATTGGTTTTACGATTGCATCGCCTAGATCAGTCCATGATGATTTCTTAAATGGATTCCATCCCATTGTTTAATTCCTTCCATTGGTTATACGTATAAGTCACGTAATTTGAAATACTATGATCAGTTAAACTATCAAAAAATTGAAACTTTTTAAAAGCTGCAACATGACCTCTAAATTTGTCTTTTATTCTTTGCCAGGCTGTACAGTCTCTGACATTTCCATAATGATTGATGTATTTTAACCAACCAGTATGTCTAAATCCCAAAAATGATGGTGGTACTGTTGGTACTGCATCATTATTATTCACTACTCTACAATGAAATGGTTCGTAATTTTTTACAAATTCTTTTGTACCAGATCTAGGCGCTCCATATGTATACACACTCGGACAATTCTGAGGTCTGCATGCTTGTGCATATAACACTGCCATGGCGCCACCAAGAGAATGACCTGCTACGTAAACATCTTTTTTTGTGTCATATACATGCTTAGCAAGATGATCGTATAACTTCCAAACTTCTTGCATAAATCCTCTATGCACTCTACCATAACCTCTATGCCATGTCTTTCTAAAACTTAAATCAGCTTTGATATCATTCCAAGACTTTGGTTCTGTACCTCTAAACACAACAAAAATCTTCTTACGATCCTCTAGGACATAACACTCAGCACCTTCTTCTTCATAGAAAGATATCTTCATATTTAAAGGTTCTAACAACTTTTCGGCTTGATCTGGGTCTTTATATGCAATTGCACTTAATGCTGCAAAGAAAAATGTTCTGTAGCTTCTACAACTCCAATGCTCAGATACACTACCAGAATTTAAGTCTCTCAAGTACTCCACTGTCATTTTTTTCAGTCCTTTGTGCAGTTGCTTCTTTTTGTTTTTTGTCTTGATCATTATTAAACTGCTCAATAGTTTCAGCTTGACGCTTCTGGTATTTATTATATGCTTCAATCATTAATCTTTGTTGTTCTATCACGGTCAGTATTTTTGTCATGTTTACTGACAAATTCTCATATCCCTTATCAGTCAGGCCCATTAACACTGGATCATATTTTTTCTTTTCCAATTCTTTCCAAACATCTTCTTGGTTCTTTTCAGTAATAACAAACCAATCAACAGGGTCTAGTTTAAGTGTATCAACCTTTGGAAGGTTTAGTTGTACTTGATTGACAGGACTATATTTTATTTCAATTGGTTTGACACTACTGCACCCTGTTAGGATTAGCAATGCTAGGGCAGCTATTGTTAAGCTGACTTGGCTTCGTTGCATTGTTTTCTTTCTCCGTCAGTTTAGCACCTGTTGCAATTTCAAAACATCTTAATTTTTCCATAGTGCCCTTATTTAATATTTTTTGAATCGAATCTGGTTTGCTTGCCGCCATCTTGCCAATATCTCTAGAACCAAGAAGTTTACTTACTTTATTAAATTTGGTCCTTTCATCATCAATCTGTTTCTTAAATTCTTTTACTTGATTTTGCAATGACTCAGCTAAACTCTGAGCTAATTGTATATCACCTTCAAGATTTTTGATTGTTTCTTTTTGTAAGTTAGTGGCTTGTTCTAGTTTAGCATTATTCTGATTGAGAATTGCCATCTTTTCTTGTGTGTCAGTATAATACCAATAACCAATACCACCCATTGATATCATTATAATTAACATCACACCTGCTAACTTTAAACCCATTTTAATCTCCTATTTACTCATGTTATTTAGAGGATTCTCCAGAGCCTTCTTTATCTTTTGATCAAGTTCTTTTTTTATCTCTTTTATTTCTCGTTGAAACTCTCTACTATCTTCTTTGACTCTCTGCTCCGTATCCTCAACGATCTTTTCAATACGACGAATATCTGTCTTCATATCAACTTTGAGATCACGGTTTACACCACCAATAAGTTTCACCTCACTCTTAACGATTTCCATCTCTTCCTTAAAGACGTTCAGTGTATCTCCTATCTTACTTTCCATCACAGAAATGCGCTTATCAAAACCTGATAGATCAGGCGCTGTATAGTTTGTTATTGCATCCTTCATATCCATATAGTCTCTATGAAACTCAAATGCTCCATATAGACCACCTCCGAGGGTACTCAGTGCTGTAATAATAACGAATATCTTTCCACCTCGAAATTTAACCCCGGCAAACTCTACTTCTGTTTTGCCGTCGTCTGACATTTATTTTTTCTCCTGCAACTTGTTTACAAGTTCAAAAAGTGTTTTTATCTTTTCACTCTGTATCTCTATTGCATAGTGCATCTTTGCTAACACAATAACCAATGTTACAAACCCAACTGCAATTGGCCAAGTTGCTCCAATAATCGCCGTAATTTGTTCCATATTACTTTCCGTACTGAGAGTTGACTAAGCTGTTCATTACAACATCACTCCCACCAAACATGAAATACTGCGCCATGTTGTTATTGGTAATTGCTTGGTTATCATATACCGTGGTTGACTGATACCAAGACGAATTGTCTTGTAGCACTGGCTGATTTGCAGTAATATCTGCAGAGACTAAGTTCATCAATGCTACCTGTGTGGCTTGATCTTGAGCTGAGTCTCCTAAACGAGCAACGATACTCTGTACGATCTTTTGGGCCATTTCTCGTTTTGCTTCGGCTTTTGTTTTTGGCTCAGTCTTTGTGTCAGACTTTGATTCTGACTTTGTTTCTGATTTGGGTTCTGACTTTGGCTCACTGGTTCCACTTTCCGCCTTGTCCTCAGAAGATTCATTTGAGCTTGCACTTGCTGGTTCGGGGCTATCGGATACATTTTCTGTCACCTCTGCTACTTGTGTTTCGACTTCAGCTTCTACTGATTCAACTGTTTCAGCAATTGTTTCAACAGTACCAGCATCATTCATATCTGCTATTGGCTCAACGGTTATTTCCATGTTAGAATCAACTGTCACTTCAAATGATTCCATACCACCCATGCTATCTGTCACTTGAACTTCAAAGACCTCAATCGGAGCAATCTCCATTTCCATCTCTACGGTCTCAACTGTGGGCTCAGATAAGTCAAGTATTTCTGATGTTGTTGAAGCACTGTCCGTAAGAGTGTCTATTGCTGTTGCTACCAACTCTTCTGTGATTGTAGTAATTTGAGAAACGATAAGCTGTGTTTGATTAAAAGTTGTTTCAATTAGTGTATTATCAAACGTGGGTCCAAAGTTACCTTCATAAAACCCTTGATCCATACCAAACAACTCGAGTGTAGCAAATGCGCTGGTATAATTATTTTCTTCAATAGTTTGTGTAAAGAAGAACTTTTGGTACCCAGAAAAGTTTATATCGTCAAATACGTGTTCAAACTTATGAAGCAGTGTACCATTTGAATCTGTAATACCTAGTGTGATAGAAAATTGGTCTTTGCAGTCTGATTGGAACCCAGTCTCACTACAGAGTGGAACATCCAGATTTGAACTATCGGAACCAACATCAGCACCATATTTAATTGTGAATCCTTGATTGATCTCACTCTGTGTCATTTTATCAAATAGATTTACTGTTTGTGCCGCCGTACCGCCACTTGTACTCTGGTTGCCAGTTTGAAGACAATTTCCTCCAGCTGGCCCACACGTGTCACCAACTACAACACTACCACTCGTATTCCAATTAGGAGCTGTCGTTGTGTTTGTGCTTGCTTCGAATCCTGGATTTTTTACGAAGTTGCTTGTTGTCACAGATTTTGTTTGTTCTGTAGTAACTTCTTCTATTGTTGTGGTCGTATGAACTTCTAGTCCACCACCTAGACTCTCGACTGTTGTTTCTTCTGATACGATAGTTCCGCCGTTTGGGCCTACATCCTGTGCATTAGAATAATAGGGGTATGCCAAGACAAGCAATACCACTAGTGAAAAAACAACCAACACCCAAGACAACAACACCGGCTGCGACCGTTGATGGTCTGTGGTCTGTAATTTCATGATTGTCGGAATCAATATAGTCATCTTCTAATTGTCCTCGGCTGGAAAAGGGTAGTCATCGTTTTTTCTATCCTCCGAGCCACCCATTGACCTTTCAGATACCATTAATTTAGAGCCAGATGGAATGTCCTGAGGATTGTTTCTCCACTGATCTAATGCTTTGTCACCAATAGCACCTTTATATGGACAAGGTGTTCCAGCCATTATCATTGCGTCAAAAACTCTCGCATCTTGACACATTGCTGATACTGCAGCAACTTTCATTCCCATTCCAAACAAGGAACGTGCTAGCTTTAATCTCTCACAATTTTCATCTGTGATTGTTACACCAGATGCAATACCTAATATTTGTGTTTGTACACCAGCACTAAAAGCACTTTTACATACGTCATTGTTGTTTACAACAATCGAAGGAGCCGATGCAGTTGGTGGTGTTTTATCTACTGTCACCGTACCGCTTGATACAGTAGAAACAGTGTTGGTTTGAGCAATGGCCTGTTGCACACTAAGAAACATAACGATTAAGGCCAACAATATCTTCTTCATTGCTGAATCCTTATCGTTGGAAGATGTTATACTTTCTTTTTTTCTTTGCCCAATGGACTTGGTTATCGCCAGTGCCAACTACAGCAGAGCCAGTTGCATTAGTCGGTGCTTCTTCATTAGTATTTCGTAAATTTCTATCTAAATTCTTCTTTGCAGACAATTCTTTTGTCTTTAGGCGGGGCGATTTATTATCTTTTGGATCTTTTCGATCAAAGGCCCTTTGTTGAAATCCCGAAGGTTTATAATTAACTCTTTCTGTAAATTGTTTAAAGTTCAGCACTGATTGACCTTAGCCTCTCTACTATTTTAATATCCAATGGGATATCAGTCGTATTAATAACAATACTATTTATCATTAGGCGGTCCGGAAGAATATTTAAAAATATAAGAAAAGGTTTCAAAAGTGAGGTATACTCTGGAAGTTTAACAAATAATAAATGAACAGCTATTTGTGGGCCAAATACGTTTGTTAATACAACAATGTGATTGAGAATCAATCTTTCTTTAAGGTCACCAGTATCTAGGTACTTGTTAAACAATCTCTTAATATATTTAAACTTATTAAGATCATCATAAAATTCATCTGTTGATGTACACTGTGGATTATCATAATATTTAGCAGCTACAAGAACAAAATTATCTTCACTTATATTATCCATTAGAATGTGCTAATCGCAACCCTCTTTATAGTATTGGCCGCTGTAGCTACATAAATGAAATCACCATCCGACCAAATCTGGCCCGCAGAGATGCCTTCAGCAAATCCGGGGCCAGCGTTGGCGGGAGTGGATGTATTACTAATGTGTAATTTATCAACGGTTGTATTAGCAAAGACCACGTTGGCTGTGATGTTACTAAAGAAAGTGTTAACAGTCACCTTCTGGGTGTTGGCTGTCCCTGATGTGTTTGAAACAAGGACAAGGACATCTGAATTAGCAGGGGCACTACCAGCACCCAGACCAGTGATCTTTGGCATACTATTCTCCTAAATCTTAGGAATCGGGTAGAATTGTATCGTCAGAACCATCTGTACCGATACCACCAGCAACGAGAACTTCGTTGTGGACTCGACCAGCACGACCACCTGAACCAACAGTTCTTAGAACAAAACCAGTATGTGCAACACCTTTGTTTGCACCACCACCAACTACTGCTACTGCAGTTGCAGTTTCACCAGTAAGAGTGTGACCAGTTTCTGATACACTAGCTGTAAGATTGATGTTTGCTCCACCTGGGCTAGCAGCAAGTGCAATCACAGTTGAATTTGCAAACGAAACGTAGTAAGTCGTTCCACTTACTAATCCACCAACAGCAGTGTTACCTGCAGCTACTGCATATGTTGCAGCGTCATCAACTGCCCATGTAGGCGCATCAGTCAATGTAATTGTTTCAGCTGTGTTTGAAACAGCAGTTAAAGCATTAAATGATTGTGCAGCTGGTGCAGCAATTGTTACTGCTGGAGCTGTTACGTAGTCATCTCCTGCTGCAGTGATATGGACCGTTATAACACGACCAGATGAGTTAACTTGAGCATTTGCCTCACCAGAACCAGCAACGGTTACTGTAGCATTTGCATTGTATCCTGAACCTGTATCAGTGATGATCATTTGGGCAACCCCACCATCACCAACACCAATTTCTGTGGCATCTACACCAAACACTCCAATAGTTGCACCAGAAATAAAAGCATCAGGTGTAACATTTCCAAACAGAGCATCTCTGTTATCAGTGTTAGCTGTTACTTTAACTTGCTGGGCAAAGTGTACTGAGGTGTTCGTTGCAGCATCCGAACTACCATATAGTGACATTTATCCTTCTCCTTGTGTTACTGTCTTTATATAATCAGACGTTTTTAAAAACTTTAGTCTACCGTATTTATCAGTTAGTCTACTTGCATCATCTTCGTGTTTCACGGCAATTTTTTTCTTAACTGGTTTCTTTCTTGGTTTTCTTGCCATTAGTTATAATGACCCGATTTCTTCAATGGTGCAAGTAATGGGTTTACTTTTTTAGCTGCAGGACTCTTATCTAATGAACCTCCACTAGCAATATGCTTTAGTGCGTCATGCGAGTGTGCCATATGCTTTTGGAGCGTTTCTTTATCACCTGGTTTTGCAGTATTATATCTATTTAGAGCTGCTCTTGCAGTCTTTTCAGACACCTTTTCTGTGCTATTGTTAAATTGAACACCTGAGTGTGTATCCTTTAGAGATACAACCTTACGAAGCTGCATTGCAATATGTTCTGGCTCATCCTTTGCAGCTTTAGTAACTCTTACTCCGGAAGCTTCTGCTGTGAAGTTGTAATCTTCAGCAGCTAGAATCTCTTCAATTTCAATCTCACTGAAATATGTTTCACCGACACCCAAGGGCTTTTCATCCCATGACTCAGCCTGACCTTCTGGCCGGCCTTCTTTTTCTTTCTGGCCCATTGATTCGGCTTTACGATAAAACTTCTTTGCAGCAGCCATATACTTTGCTGCTGCTTCACCAGTTCCTTGAGTTTGAGCCTTCTTTGCCATCATGTAGTAATGCTTAGCAAGAGCTTGTGATTGTTTTGAGCTACGAACCTCTTCGTCACCCATTCCTTCATTTACTCTTTCTTCAGCGTGGACGTAGCCTTTCTTTAATTTGTCCTTGACATCTTTCTTGTCAACAACTTGAACTCTAGCTTTACCTGGCTTATATGGATATGCCATCAAAGTCTCTTTTTTAGGATCTTTCAGCTGCCGAGGCATTTTTGCTTCTTCAACTTCAGTTTCTTCTGTGTGAGCTTGTTTAGGAAAACCTTGAGGATTCATAATAGACTTATTGTACCTTGTTGCACTTCTATTAGTACCTTTTGTAATGTTTTTTCTACCTCGTGTTAACTTAACACCTTTTGCAGTTCCAGGTGCAACCTTTGTTACTCCTCTATTTTTCATAAATTGCTTTATATCAACTCTATCCCTTGTATCCAGCAGTTCTTTTCGGCGTTTTGGATCCATTTTTTCATCAATCTGCTCAACATCTTCTTTCATAGCTTTAGAAATAGCCTTACGACGATTCTTTAAATACTTATCGGACTTATCAACATCACCATCATTATCAATATCACCGTCCTCTTGTCCAACTGGATCTAATTTGTGTTTCGCTTCAGACATTTTCTTCTTACGTGTATGCATGTGAGATTCTTCTACAACAATCTCTAACTCTTCAACTGGAACATCTTCGACATAATTTAAACCAAATAGAACATCATAATGCGTGACATAAGCCGTTCCATCTTCATTTTCAACAAGAGTATGCATACCAGGTAAACATTGACCTTCTCCATGCTCCTTATGAACAACATGCTTTGCACAATCGTGTTGTAGAGCTTTATCAACAGCTGGAGTGTCTACATCGTTATGAGCTTCAGCCATACTAGCTTGAGCTTTTCTTACAGGATCACCAGAGCTTTGTGCAGCTTTTTGATCTTTGGCTTTTTGTTTCATAGCTTTTAACTTTTGCTGTGCTAGAGCGGTCCCAGATTTAGCACCAGCAAGTCTTTGTCTATCTTTCATCACTTGTTGAACTCTATCAACTTTACTTTGAACCTTTTGCTGTTTTCTCTCTGCAGCATCAGCTCTACCTGCAGTTGACATTCTATATGCAGCCTTTTTTGCACCTTTGGCAGCCAAGCTACCGGCACCTTTTGCAACAGCCTTAACACCTCTACCAAGAGCACCAAGGAGACCTTCTTCAAGTTCAATTAACTCTTCGTCAGACATCTCACTAATCATTTGAACGAAATCCCCTTCGGACATTTCTGTAATGAAATCTACATCCCAAATATCTTCTACCTGTTCATGGTGCACTGTTACACCAGAATCTTTAAGGTCATCAATATGGGTATCTGATAATTTTTCACCCTTCTTAACTCGACCACCTGTCTTTTCTTTATTGACAGTGTAGCTCTTGCCATCTTTGTCCATCGAGACATGAACTGACATATCTTCATCAATCTCAACTTCTTCCATGTAGCCAAGTTTCTTAGCTACTTGATATCTATGCTTATCTGCTTCACCACCTGGTTTCTCATGACCACCAGATCGTCTATGATGATAGTCGATATGAGAATCTGGTGAACTAAATCGTGGGTCTTTCGACTTACCACCATTTAGCTTTGCTGAGTCTTTAGTACCAAGATACTGTTCAACAATCTCAACTTCTGAAGATTCATTATTTAAAACAGCTTTTGCTGCATTTAAAAGACTATCTGAAAGACCGAATTTATTCATTTCATTTTTCCTTTTTGAACTCTATCTCTGAACCTAATGAAGGTGGGACCATCCGCCTCCAATGTTTTGATAAATTTGTTTAACAAGTCTAACAGTTTATCTCTTAGCAAAGGGTTCGTTAGAGCTCGTTCTCCTTGTTTTAGTGCTCTTCTAACAGTTTCTAACTCGTCTTGGTCAACCATTCCTAATCGAAGCAAACGATGTAGTTTTGGTGTTAAACCTACGAAATTCTCATCTATATTTATAAATTCTTCTTGCTTGTCCATTTAATCCTCTACCCATGTTAATGCAGCGGATGCTCTACTGATTGTTGATGATCCGTTTACACTGATTATGATGTAGTTCTGTGGTGGTATGATCATTCTTAAACTTTCAAGATCAATATTATCATGGCCATCGTTCGAGATCAAGAATGAATAGATTGGTACTTGACCCGAAGTTGTAACTTCAGTTTCTGTAGTGCTATAAGATATTGGAGTTTCTGTACTTTCATCCACCCAAACAAGAGGATCGGCAGTTGGTGCATTAAACCATATAGTAACTGTTACTGGTACACCACCAGCTGTTGCTGCAGCTGTACTGATTGCTCTCAAAATAAGTTCTCTTGTATTAATTTTACTATTATGGATTATGTTATTTCTAACTGCAAGAACAACGTGATGATCACTTGTGCTTGTCATTCCGGAAGTACGACTGTTGTTTACAGAACTCGGTAAGAATGTTGGCTCAAGTAATCCTTCAATCCCACCTAGCAACGATGCACCAGTTACCACAATATTGCTACCTGTACCACCGAGGCTCGCAGCAACGTAACCTAGTTTCATTGCTGGATTATCAACACTTACATCTGTGTTTAAATTTCCAAATCTCTTTTTGTGAAAAATGACCAAATTGCCATCTGGCACTTCAACTGAAAATCTCATTTCTCCAGCACCCAACCATCGATACTGAATTTGATACACGTTAAGTTTGGTTGGATCAATATCCATTTGGCTGGCGCCAGTACCGTTTAACTTATCCTCACTGAACGATGTTTGTGGAATCCATTCATCAGTATGGGCAACACCACTTTGCAACGTAGAACCAGTTACAGAAATAGTAGCAGTACTTGTCATAGAGTAAGTGCCACCCTTTGCACCAACCGACTTTGATAAGAAACAGATCTTTGTCGTATCAAACTCAACATTCCAAGCAGTATCAAAAGCACCGATGGCTTTCAACCCAGCAGAGAGCGATGCAATCCTATCTCCAAGAGTAGTACCAGAAACAGTAACTGCTGCATATGCAACTGAGTTAAGTGTTACTGTGACATCACCTGCGGCTAGTGTTGTGATTGCAAATTTTTGTATATGTGCCTTGCCGTCATTTTCTATAAGAACACCAAATGATGTTCCATCATATCCAACTTGAATAGCTTGTTCCTGTGAAAAGAAACCAGCTCTCTGAGTATAACCAGCTACACCAGTAGTAAATGCAGCTGTGAACCTAGCTAGCGCTCCTTGCCCTGGCTTGTATCTTACAACCTGTCTGGTACGAATAACACCATACCCACCGACACTTGTTCCAGTTGAACATTGAAAAAGTGTTGGTGTAGTGGTAGCAGATCCACCAGCTGAAGTGAAGGTTTCAAACTTTCTTGTAGGCAATCCGTAGAGAGCGTCAGCTTGTACGACTGGCGTTATCGGAACAGATATAGCTTCATCAAATGAACTTATAGATGTTGGACCGTCATCAATTATGTTACCGTAACGATCACCTCGCATGTATACTTCAAAATTTGTTGTATCCTGAGCTCTATACTCTTGCGTGTCTTTACGCCATTGTGCCATTTATTTTGCTTCCCCCGGTTTGCCAGATAAGAAGTTAGCACGACTAAACTCAGCCCTATCAACAAGTTTTGATGGTTTATTATCTTTCGAAACAACAAAACCCTCACCTTTTGATTTAACACCTCCAATATGATGATCGAAATCTTGGTGTGTTGATAGTGATTTTACTAAATGATTCTTAGCTGATTGTAAGTGATGATGAATATCAAAAGCTCTTTGGAAGTGCTTTTTGTTTGCATCAACATGATCAGTGTGTTCCTTGCCTACACCAATATGTTTTTCTTTTGCTGCATCAGTTTTTACTTTATCAGCTTTCTTTTGATAATGATCTTTAACATGATCCTTGTAACCATTTACTGATGGCTTAGAACCTTCTCTAACAGTCTTGTTGATGTAAGTGTTAATATGAGTATTATGTGCATGAGCTCCAATGGCTTCATGATGACCATCTTCAATTTTGTTGAAATGCTCAGTAGCCTTTTTCATATGGTGTTCATAACCTTTTTGGTTTTCTTCACTATGTTTGACTTTACTCATATCGTGGTGAGGAGATATAACATGAACGTCCTTGTGACTTTTCATCTGTGAGACGTCTGCATTGAAGTGAGCCTTCATAGACTCAAGATCTTTACCTTTATACTCTGTATGTGGAACTACACCAATCTTAGAGCTAGCAATTTTCTTACCGTGATCAGAACCTTTCTTGGTTGAGTAAGAGATTGTATTTGGCTTAAAGTGATACTTACCTTCTTTATGCTCAACATCACCTTCTGGATTGCTTTTCGACTTAACACCACTATGCATTAAATCACCTTGATATACCTTACCCTTGGGTGTGACTTTGGGTAAGTGTTTTAACGCATGTTTCAACTTTGCAGCAAGACCTGGTGCATGTCCATGATTCCTATCGATGTCTTCTTCTGTATGATTGATTTTAGGATCTTTGTTGAACACTGACTTAGAGCCAACAAAGAACTTACCAGTCTTAGGATGATGACCGAAAACAATACTTGGAGCTCCGTCATACTTTGCTGTTACAGATGAACCATCTTTCTTCTTACCTTTGATCAGATCATGTGTATGCTCGAGTGAGTGGAAAGCATGATGGAAACCTTCATCACCACTGTTGTGTGCATGATCCTCGACGTGATCCAAATGCTTTAGCTTTCCAGTATCTGTAGCAGCTTCGATAATGAACTCTTCTTTAAGAGTAAATCCTAAAGGCTCAAAGCCATCTTGAACTTTGGCACCAGCTCTCCATTGTTTACAACTCCAATACCTAGCTTTTGTTCTTGGTCCTGGATTGTCACAATTGTGTCTTGCTCTGAATGACTTTCTACGAGTTGGACTATCTCTTTTGATTGAAAGATTTGGATCACCAAACCTTACTGTCTTTACATTACCAGTTGATGGATCTTTAACTTTAACCATAAACTTTTTAGGTCCACCAGGTGTACGAGATATCTTTCCTAACTTTTCTTCCTCAACTTTCTTCTTACCGAAATATTTGTCCTTATCGATAGGCTTACTCTTTACACCTCTGTTTCTTCTGTCATTATATGCTTGAAAGAATGTTTTTCCTTGAGACTGTGTGGAAGGAGATGTGGTTGCACCTGAACCAGCTGATGTGTAGTTTTCGTTAACTTGACCAGGAGTCATTTTTCGTGCATGTGCTGCTGCTTCTGGCGTTCCTTCTAACTTTTGATAAGGATTGGATGGTACATCTTTCTTTTCACCAATCTTTAGAATGTATTCTTTATTGGTTTTCTTTTTCTTACCTTTGTTAGCTGCAGCTGCAATAATGTTTGTATCAAACTCTACAGGAACATTCTCTTTAAACTGATCAAATCCTTCTCTTGTAAGTCTTTGCCTGACTGCAGATTTTGATCGGCCATGAATTCTTCTGAAATCACCTTCAGAATACTTAGCCAAGTCTCTGTGAACCTTAGTAACTCCTCCGACTGGACGTTTAGTATTAGATCCTAGCTTTGCACTAGAGGAACGTCTCAGATTAGACGCCTTTTTTCTGCCTCTACCATATCTTTTCTTAAACATTCCAGATGTTCTGGAGTTAATACTACTTTTACTTCTTAAAGCAGCACTTTTTCTTTTCAAACGCCTTTGATAGTTTTGTACACCTGGATGTCTATATGCTTCGGCTAGATCTGCATCCATTTCGATAGCAGCGCCACCTGAAATAAATGAATTGACTCTACCAAATCCATTTTCAATTCTGGATTTGTCTTCGTGCAAACAGTCTTCCATTCCACGAATAAAGATCTCAAGAATTGCATCAAAAGGAATTTCTGACTCTTCTGACTTTCTTATTAGAGCTTCCAGATCCTCTTTTGTAACTAGAGGCTCTTCAACTCTATCTTTTTCATTCTTTTTCTTATATCTGTGTTTTGTATGAGATGCTACTGTTGGGTTTTCTTTTCTTACATGCTCTTTTCCACCAACAGCCTTTTTACCTACACTATCAGGCCATGCCTTTTCACTTATAAGTGCACCAACAAAACTATCAAATGAATTAGAAAGTCTTACGAGCTCAGCCTTTCTTGTCTTAGGTAAAGTTCTTGTTGCAATTCTATTAATAATTTTTTGTTTTGATTGAACTTTTTTATCAATAAACATTTTTGAAGCAGGAGATTGTGAAGAGTATGAAGCACCTCTTTTGCCTGCAACCTTTTTACGAACGACCTTAATAGCAGCCTTTCTTGCTCTTTGTCTTAGATTCTTTTCTGGAACTCTTCTTTTAGAGTACAGCTTCTTCATTCTTTTTAACTTTGGGCGAATTCGTCTCATTAACAACTTACGTTTGATACGAGCCTTCACATCCATTACTGCTTCATCAATTAGAGCATCTTCATTTACTTTCTGTTGATCATTTTTAGCTTTCATTTGATCATCCTTAGCTTTACTATCTGTATTCTTCATTCTTTTTAATGCCCTTATGAATTGCATCGATGAGAGTGGGTCTTGCATGGTTTTTTTCAAATTGCCAATAGCATCTTTTGCAAATGTCCGCTGCCTTTGGTTCATGTATTCACCATCAGCTGCTTGGTCTAATGCTTTTTGAACTTGTAGGACCGGTATTTGATTGCGGTCCATCTGTTTCAGTCTCATTAAGGTTCTTTTTGCAATAGAATCAGCTTTTTTATCTGCAGGATCAGATTCTTTTGCTTTACTGTCACCATATGCTTCTTTAAGATTGCTGTTTACGTGATCCATAATCTCTTTAGCGTGAGGATGTAATGCTTTTGGAAGACCTGCTTTGAAAGACTTGTGATCACCATTCTTTGCATGCTCTCTCATCTTTGTACCAGATACACCTTCAGTACCTTCAGAGTCTGGATCCCTATGACCTGCGCTTTTGACCTTTATTGATTTGAAGTTATAGTGACCATGTGGTCCTTCTTTACCATTGTAGGTGTGGAGAAGTTTATGCATTCCATCAACACGGTCACTCCCTACAACCATTGTGAGATGTGTATGACCTGCTTTATGTAACTTTGATGCTTGATGAAGAACGGATGGGTGAGTTTTATCAGACGAAGAAACATTTACACCTTTTGGTGCAACTTTTTTAACGTAACCAACTTTATGATCAGTTGGAACAGGGTTCTTCTTATTATCGTGGGAATGAGATACGATAACATGAGCAGTGGCACCTTGTGCCTTTGCTTCTTTATGTACAGCATGAATTAGTTTTTCATGCCCAGTCGTTGGAGGATTCATCCTCCCATACGTCATTACTACTTTACTCATCCAGGTTTTCCTTAGACTATACTGGTTAATTATGAGTTATTTATAAAACTTAACTTCTTTACTCTTCTTTTAATTTCCTCAAAAGGTAAATCATCGTATATTGAAAATCTAAACAACAATCTTTCATTAACACCATTCATGTGAACGTAATGAGTCCACTGAGTATTTAATAATGCTGCTTTGTATGTGTATGACCAATCATCATCTGACTTAAAATATTCATCCCAAGCGTGTGTGTATCTTTGATTATTTTTAGTAAACATAACTGGTGCTGGACTATCATCATTAGACCATTCTTTACATAACAAAATATTTAAACTAGCAATAGAACCCTTTGCTTTTTTCTCCATATGATCTGCAGTCCATCCTGGAAGTAAATCATCTTTGGTATATGGAGGAACACTATTCGGTTTTACACCTCTTTTTGGAACATCGTAAAGCTGTCCATCCTTCTCAGTTTTAAAATTTCTAGCACTATCATAGTGAACATTGTAAATATAAGTTTTTAAATTATGAAAAAACCACGGAGCAACAATATCAAATTGTGATTTGATTTCATCACATAATTCAACTATGTAAGGATACTTAGTTATAGGAAAATCATTGTTAACTTCAAAAACACCCTTAGTGTGATTATGTCTATAATCACATTCTGAATATGACCAACCTGCTCGTGACCATCCTGTATAATTTTCAGGGTATCTCCAGGGGTGTTTTTGTAAGATAGGCTGAATACTAATAAAAGTTTCTGTTAGAACTTTTGTATCAACAGAGTGGTCAAATGAAAAAATTCTTTCGTCATCGTATAATAACATAATTTATTAAACTGTTAATGCTGAAACAGCCTCGAGATTATACAATCTTACGGATCCTGCAGCAGCTAACTCATTTACCCTTGCTATATATCTGTCTTTAGCTGTAGATCTATTCTCTAAATTTTCATAATAAACAATTAAGTAAACATTACCATCTGAATCAATTTCCCATTCATCTTCTTGTGTCTTTAAATCATCATTGATTGTACTAACATCCTCAAATGGAATTCCAAGTTGCGTCTTACAATCAGCAACTGATGAAAATGTTGCTGATGGATCTGCTATTGAAATTACTTTATTTTTTACTTGAATAGCCATTTTAACCTCCTGCTACCCAATCGGCTTTAGCTTCTTCCCACAAATCAGAATTACCAGCCTCTGCGTACAAAATATATGCTAAGCGAACTGCATCTCTTCCTGCAATTGGATGAGAGTAAGTATCATCACTTTCTATAATTCTCTCAGCTGTTGGTAACAGAGCCTCACGAATATCATCGTGCATGGCATCTACTGGAATACTCATAATTATCTCCTTATTAAATGATTACTCATTATTTATAATTTATTTCCACTCCAGTTTATTCTCCATAGCAAATATTGCAGCCTCAATCCACTCTTTATCATCTGGACTGACGATTGGCCACATCTTTTGTATCCAAGCAAGTTGGTCTTTTATTGTCTCGTTGTATTTATCCTCCAAGTGGTGTCCTTTGATAAAATGATTTTCGATTTCCATCATCTTATCATTAAGAACTTGACGTAATGAAACTTTTTCAGTCACACCCCTAACACCCTTGTTGCTTTATCAAATCCTTTACTTGGCTTGTAACTATCTCTAAGATAACTTACAATCTGCTCGAAATAAAATGCACTATCTGGTTCATCTTCAAGTGCATATTGGCATTCTTGCATAAAATTAATTAGGTTTCTAATGTTAATGGTTTCAGGACCATCAAAGGCAGAAGCCCTATGTGTCTTACCAGGTCGTTGATGCATTGTGAATTGCCTCCAGATTAAGTTTAGCATCCTTTATAGTATAGCACCTAAACGACTTGTGGTCAAGGTATTGAGCGACATATTTTTTAGTCCCACGGAGTTCAGAGGGAGCTACTGTAGCTACTCTTTCTTCTTCCATGGCTCTGTTGAAAGCATAACCTTCATAGAAGGTCCAACCATTTTCATGTCTTTGTCTTATCCACCTTATGTGACTCATAGTATCTCCATATTAAATATGTTTGTATCATTTTCATTAACGGCTAATCTCAAGGCATTATATTTTGAGAATTTAGAATCACCAGATTGTTTGTATGATTCCATAAAGTAATACACATAAGCCTCAATAACATTTTGTTTTTTTGCTTGTCGCCAGCCATCAAGAAAATCTTGTGATTGAGGATAAAAGTCCATTTTTCACTCCTAGCCGAGTAATGTGTATTATAAATAAGTTTGTAGAATAAGTCAACACTAACATGAGTTTTTAATGACTGCAACCACAACCCTAACCCTTCACCCCAGTAAAAAGGCCTGATATCTTGATTGATACCAGGCCTTTTATCTTTTGCACAGAGATATGGATAGGACGAACCCCACGTTTATTCCTATCAATTCCGAGAGTCTATTGACACTTGCCGCTAGAGAAGTCCCCCAACTACTCTAACATACCTCGGCATCTTTATTTATAAGTTTAACCGGTGGAGTGATAAAAAAAGTTGGTGTTGCACCGTCAAAACCTCCACCTAAGTTAAGGTGTGAGGAAAGTCTGTAAGCGACATCTTTGTTTGAACTTTGTGCAACGATATAGTGTACATTGTCGATAATTTCAACAATATTATAGCTACTTCCAGATTTTTTTACCTTATACGAAGTCATTAAATGCTTCCTTTATGTTTCGGTTATGAACTTCAGAGTTATCAAAAACAGCTGCTTCATCCAACACATCATCTTGCGCAGACTGTTCCACATTATACAATGTCATCTTGGCTCTGTCAACACCAACAATAAACCTACGATTGAAACTCGGATCAGAGTATCTATTCTTCAGCTGCTTGACAAGAATCTGGTTTAAGTCTTGGAGTTCTTCGGTGCTAATAATTGCAAACATAAAGTCAGCAGTCGCCGGCAAACCAAAGCTCTCCGAGGTGTCTTCAAGCCCCAGATCAGTAGACGTGTAACCCGATCTTGTGGTTTGTGTAGCAGAGACGACTGGCACGTTGAATTCCACAGCGAGGCCTCGTAACTCTTCTGCAATCGCTTTAATGTACGTATACGAATTGACTCCTGCTCCATATTTCATCCTCGAGCTCATCATGATATTAAGATAATCTACATATATGATGTCTGGGACGAACGACTTTTTAATCTTTAGTTCATTGAGTAGATATCTCAAATGGTTTACATTAGCACCTGTTGTAGGATATTCTTTAATAACTATCTTACCTAGATAGTTATTTTTTAATCTCGTTATCTTTTTTTCATAAACTTCTTTTGAAAGTTCATGAACTTCATCAATAGTCAGACCCATAAGATTAGCGTCAATACGTTCTGCTATCTTTTCTTCTGCCATCTCTAATGTAACATAAAGAACATTCTTATTATCTCTTAGATTTCCTGCAGCGCAGTGGCACATGAACATGCTTTTACCGACACCAGTACCTGCAAGGACTACGTTAAGTGTTTTCTTTGATAATCCGCCCTTAGTTACATCATTGAGCAAATCAATATCAAATGGTAATTTAATTTCTTTCTGATGGTAGAATTCCCATCTATCTTCAGCATCCTCTATGAAGTCATGACCAACGTGTGGATCAAAACTAACGGCAAGAGCATCAGTAAGGATTCCAGGTAATGCACCCCTAGACTTGCTACTCTTACCATCGATAACACTAATAGATTCCATAATAGCATTGTAGATTGCCTTATCTTTACAAAAGGTCTCAGTTTGGTCTAGTAACCACTCAAAAGTCTCCCTGGTTGGTTGTAAACTTGACAAAAGTTCCCCAACCGCTTTGTATTGATCTTCTGTGTAATTACCATTGTTGCCCGCATCTAATCTTAGAGCATCGATGCTCGGGCAAGCATTATATTTTGTGAAGTGTTGTTCGATAGATTCAAAGATAGAACGATCAATATAATCTTGAAAATACTCCTTCTTTATATACGGTAGAACTTTCCTTACGTATTCTTCATTGTGAATCAGATTCGTCAGAATCGTCTGCTCTATCAACTTCTACTCCTCCATACCTATACTTGTCATTACATAACTTCTCAATTGATTCCATCACTTCACTAGTGAAGTACTTCTCCGGATCTTTATAAATGGCTTTTGGATAAACTTTTTGATCATCGTGTGTCACAACACGATTTGCTGATGTTGTCCATACACCAGACTCAAGTGCTAGATCAATCAGTCCATAATATCTATCCAAACCAGTATCATAGTTAAGCAGACATTCAACTTCTTTGTTCTCCTTACTTAACCGTGACTTGAACATTTTTACTTTAATAATGTTACCAACGATGTCTTTACCATCTCGTTCTTTTTTCTTACCAAGAAAGGCAATAGTTGAAGCTGCATACTTTAGACCACTACCGCCACCCATCTCCTTCATTGGAATATAAGAACCAATGACTTCATATACATGGTTAGTAACGAGCATAGGAACTTTAATCTTTGCTAGTTTAAGAGTCAGTACTCTGAATGCGCCTTTAATTAACTGAGACTTCGTCATGTCTCGGGTGTCGTTGCCAGCTGCACTATCAGCTAGCTCTTTCTCAGACGAAAGAAGACCCAGCGAATCAAGCACCATCATCATTGGTGGCCTATCATTCTCAGGCGTTTTCTCATAATTCTCGATTACTTTCAATGCATGTGTTCTAAACTTCTGAATAGTATCTGGCTCAGCAATAATAACTCGACGTGTATCAATACCTCGAGCCTCCATCATGTCCTTTGTTACAGCAGCCTCTGTATCATAGTATACAACACCTGCATCTGGATTGTCATTTAGAAATTGAGTAACAACACCAAGAACAAAAAACGTTTTGCCAGTAGCAGACTCGCCGGCAAATGCTGTTACTTTATTATTAGGTACACCACCATACACACTGCCAGATAATACAGCATTGAGAACATAAGAACCTGTATCAATTGTTCCAGTATATTCACCCGAGCTAAGTCCATCTGCTGCAATGGATGTATCTTCATCCTTGATGTCCTCAGCTAAATTACGAAAAAAGTCACTCATCCTGTATAAATCTCCGTTAATTTGTCACGAAATTCTTCAACCTTATCATTGCGATTAGGCCAATAGATATATTCTTTTGTTGGGTTCTTTTGTAAATTATTAAGAAGCGGCATAATCATATTGTATAGTGTATCACATTTGTCTTGTAAAGACAACGCTGTTGCAGTTGCTTGTGTTGCTTCTTCTTTGGTTGTTTGAACGGCATCAAGCTCATCAGCATCCATTGCTGTAAAGCCAAAATCAAAATCAAAACTTTTATTTACCATCAGAAAAAATCCTCCAGTGTTGCACCACCACGTTCCAGTCTCCATTGGATTGTTTCAGCAATCGTTCTCATTGGTTCCAAAAAGCTCTTTTCAAATTGCATCTGGTAGTCTATGTATGGATGGATATCCAATTGTCTCGGTAAACTATTAACAGCAGCAATTACATTTTCTCTAGCTGGGTTTGGTAGTGTTAAATAGCAGAACTTAATTTTATCACCTTCAAATACAGGATTGTACTTCGAAAGTAAATTCTTCTCTACTAATAAGTGATTAAAAACTAAAGCTCCACGTACGTGAATCGGTGTACCTTTACCATAAATTGTATCAGTACTTTTATATTTATTTAATCCTCGGACTCCCCGAGGAAAGGCAACATCTTCAAATTGTAAATTCTTAAATTCATTACGAAAATCTTCAACGAAATCTATCAGAGACTTCTCATCCTTTTCCATAATTAGTTTAATAGCTTCTTTCATCTTTGATCGACAAATTGCAGGTACAGATGAACGTTGAGTCTCAAGACCTTGTATCTTTAATTGTGGTTCTGAAAACCTAACACTCTCCATTGAATGAACATGAAGAGCATATCGTTTCTTTGCTGTCCACATACCTTTGTCAGCAATTGCTTCACGTTTCATTACCATTTTTTGTTCGTAGGCATTGACCATCTTAGCAAGGTTTGTAAAAGTTTTATCAATAAACGGTTCAAATCCCTCTCTAGCCGCCACATCAAGCCAGGACACAATATCCCCCTGTGTAA